CAGCTGGATCAGTTAGTACTGACAGTACGTCAAATAGACGACCACGACCAAATACTGCAGGTGGGTATTAAGTCGGCTTAATCTATAGAAGTAAGCCTTACGCCGGATAAATGAGTTGAAACCGGCATAAGGTCTTAATGCTGTTTGAATATCTGGATTGCGGGAGAAGTGAAGTTGTTTACTCAACCTTATAGACACCCATAATGAATTTAACATAATAATCAATATATTGGCGATAAGTTAAAAATTACCGCCAAAATCAAGAGGATAGTGCATTATGCCGCTGCGCTATTGGTTAAAATGTCGCCGCCTTTTGAAGCCCTTTTAGCTACATCCTTCCAAAAGTTAAGCATTTCATAATTTCCGGTTCTTTCTTCGCGTTCAACATGAACGGATGCCATAACCCGCAAGGGATCAACATCCAAAAGGTCGGCAATTTGGAGCGCTAGAGAATCATCCATAAAACTGCGGCCAGAGCGGTAATTTGCAATGCGTGACGTTCCGGTGGAAAGTTTCTTTGCAAGCTGATAGTCAGAAGTCAGGCCATAAGCGGCTTTGACGGCGTCAAGGAATTCGACCGTTTTCATGTTTTCTTTCCCATTTGTTCAAAAAATCCGCTGTAAGTTTAGATCAATACGTCAAGTCGCGTAACACCTCAATCGGATTGCGTGACTCAATCAGATTGAGCTAGCCTGATAACGCTTTCCCAAAAAGCAAAAAATCCCTACGGGCGGTCAGTTGGTTTCTTCACACCAGCTGACTTAGCCCGACCTACTGTAGGGGTAGGGTTAAGGGGTAGGTCAAAAACACACAGTGGAGTATCCAGCATGGATATAAATACAGTACATTCCGAAAATGAACACAAACTTAAAGCCACATTAGAGCTTTTGACGTACATGGCAGAACATGCCAGCGACGACAAAGCTGCTGCCGATAGCATCAAATCAACCATTGCCTGTATCAAAGACTGCGGTAGCGATAACGCGATCAGTCCTGAGCAGGCCAAGCGCAACGCCTCCTACCTTGACCAAATTAAATCCTTTCTAAAACCAGCCAAAGCCGTTACGCAGTCAGCCAAGCCTGTTTACCAAAACCGATTGATGGGGCTGCCGCTATGAAAAACCGTCATTACCAACAAAAAACAGCCCTGGCGCTGTTATTCGTGCAGTCCTGTTTTATTGCCGGAGCCAAGTTTATGGGTGGTGAGGAAGGCAAAAAGCGGGTTTTGTTATCAGAAGTAACAATGCGAGCCAGCTTCTTTGTTAGTCCAAAGTGCGCCACGGTTGCACGCCGCATAGCAAGCGCCAGAATAGAACGCGCCTTACGTCAATTAAATGGACGGAGGCTGCCAGCATGAGCAACGTAACCAGCATTGAACAAATCCGCCGCGAAGCTGCGGCCAGGTCTCTGGAAATTGAAGCAAATAATTTGATGTGCGCGACAATGGAAAAAGACGAAAACTATTTTTTAACAGCCCGATTAGCCAAGTTATTCAAGGACAGAGCGCAAAAGTACCGCGACGGTTTATTGCCGCTTACTTTGATGTGCCCAGGCTGCGGTATTCAGTTGCTTAAAGAGCTGGAAGGCGGCTACCACTGTTTTTGCCGCTTCTGTGTTCAGAAATTTCCGCCAGCGCCAGACGCCAACGGCTTTATTTTAGTTGGCACCTATCCAAACTTTGAGTGGAAACCAGTCACAAAGAGCGCTGTTGCTTACATCCAGAACAACGGGAAGGTGGCGCTATGAACAGCATAAAAGAAAACAGCCAGTTGCTGAGCCAGTTCGCCAGCTTTGTGACTATGCCTTTGCAGATCAAAGCCTACCAAATTAAACAAGGCGACACGGTGGAATACGTCACCGGAAGCATTGCAGAGCTGACCACCCAACACGGCAAGATTGAGTTTAGCCACACTAGGCCTATCGCTTTGGGTGATTACTTAATTACTGCAATGGTTAATGGCGTCTGCTACGCGTTGCACATGGATAAGCAGACATTCGTTGGCATTTATGCGCCACAGGCCGAACACGTTCCCACGGCGATAAACGAAAGCGCAGCAAAAGAGCTGATCGAACAAGCCAATGTTTTAGAACGGCTGCCAGCGCTAAACCACACCACCAGAAAAGCCAAAACCAAAGTAGCCAACACGCTTAAAAGCGTGGCTTTCCTGTTGCGTAACGGGGAGAAGCCAATATGAACAATTTCAAAGACCAAGCCTACAAGCTTTCACCGCCAACAGGCCGTGGAACTGGCTTTAAGTTAGAAGAAGGCAATTACGATAACGGCCATGTTTGGAGAAGTAACAGGGGTTTGGTTGAAACAATCCAAGGGATCGTTATTGCTTCCAGCTATTACTACGAAAAAAGCAAAAAACAAGGTAGCTGCCTGAGCATCATCAAAAACGGTATGCAGCATCACCGCTTCTTTGAAAAAGAGTACACACAGAAAACGCTGGTTACTCTGGCTAAAAATTTTGCTGCAGATGTATTCAGCAACGAATTAGCCAGCGCAGCCGCGCACGATGCAGAAGTGGCAGCCAAAGCAATAGAAGAAGCCGCAGATTACATGATGGAGTATCTGGGCTTACCGAAGGACATAACTTCGGTTTCGACCATAGCACTTAAAGAATATGCGGCGAATATCAAAGCTAAGGCAGGTATCAAATGACTATCGGTTCCTTTGATATTCCATGTTCAGGCTGTGGCGTGAATTTAACGCAGGACAATATCGGCGGGTATCGCTGTTACTGCGATACCTGCGTTGCAGCCATACCACCAATGCCAGAAGCGCCGAAAGGAGCTGGCTTTATCCTCAGTGGCACCTATCCAAACTTTGAATGGCATGCCGCCACGCAAATGGTGGTTAAGCCGTCAACGCTTAGCCAGTGGCCGAACTTCACGGACGAGGATATACCACAATGAACAAGCCGTTTTTAAAATGGGCTGGTGGCAAGTCGAAACTGGCGGCCCGTATCAGCGCTGTGTTGCCAAAGGCTAAGTGCCTGGTCGAGCCGTTTGTGGGGGCTGGTTCAATTTTCCTGAACACGGATTATGAAGCCTATGTGTTGTGCGACATAAACCCCGACCTGATCAACACATTCACGCAGCTAAAAAACCAGCCAGCGGCCTTTAGTGCCGATGCAGAGGCGCTTTTTGTGCCAGCTAACAATACAGACGCCATGTTTCGCCAACTGAAAGCCCGGTTTAATTCCACTGCGGATCAGTACGAAAAGGCGTTGTTGTTCGTGTACCTGAACCGCTTTTGCTTTAACGGCCTGTGCCGGTACAACAAGAAAGGCGAGTTTAATGTGGCCTTTGGTAAATACGCCTCGCCGTACTTTCCAAAAGAAGAACTGGCCGCTTTCGCCAGCCGCTTAGACCGTGCAGAGCTACATTGCCGCAGCTTTGAAGAAACCTTCAAACACCTGCCAGCCGACAGCGTTGTGTATTGCGATCCGCCCTACGTGCCGCTATCAAACACCGCCAACTTTACAGCCTACAGCACAGGCGGTTTTGGCACAGTCGAACAGCGCTATTTGGCCTATCTGGCGAAAAACTGCCAAGTGCCTGTGGTTATTTCAAACCACGATACAGCCGAAAGCCGAGGCCTGTACTCAGGCGCAGAACTGCAGTGCTTTGAAGTACAGCGCAGCATATCAACCGACATCGAAAACAGGGGCAAAGCCAAAGAACTGATCGCCTCGTTTATGCCACAGGAGAAGGCAGCATGATAATTACAGCAAACAGCTATTTCAGCGGCATAGGCCTGCTGGACTTGGGTTTAATGCAAGCCGGAATTGTCATCAACAGCGCCTTTGAACTGGATGCAGACGCTTGTAAAACTTACAGGGCGAATCATCAGCACAAGCTGATCCAGTGCGACTTGTCCCAGCAGTTGGTTATGGAGCAAGAAAGCTGCGACATCATGGCTTTTACTTACCCATGCACCAAGTACAGCACTATGGCGGATATAAACGGAACCCGCACCGGTGACGATTTATTCCTGCATGCGTTGCGTCATTTAGCCATAGCAAGGCCAGAAGCATACATGGTTGAAAACGTGCCAGGCATGCGCGCTTTTCCGGTGGTAATGGAAGCCATGAGCAGGTTGCCGGATTACTACGTGCAGGTGTTTTGCCCGATTAAAACCGAAACTTGGTTACCACAACGCCGTGACAGATTGATCATTATTGGCACACGCCGCCAGTTCGCAATTCGGCCGCCAGAAGGAACAAGGGCTATCAGCCTTGCGGATGTCGTGGAAGCAGATCCGCAGGTAACTTTACCCACTGCAATAGCCACCAGAATGAGCGGCCAGTACCGTGATTTACCAATTATTTCAGACCCAGCAAAAGGCGATATAGCGCCAACCTGCATTGCACATTATGCCAAAGACAAAAGCACCCGCCTTATTGCGGATAAACGTTTTCCGTTAGGGGTTCGCCCTTACTCAGTACGTGAATACGCACGCCTTCAAGGCATACCGGATTCGTTCAAATTTCCAGTGTCAGAAACCGCCGCTTATCGCCAGATAGGCAACGGCGAACCAGTGGATATGGGCCGTTGGGCAGGAAAGGAATTAGTGCGTTATTTCAAACACAGGAGCTTAGCAGCATGACAGCAATAGCCGTAGGAATCCTAACTGGCCTGTCGTGGGCTTTGAATCTGTTTTTGCTGATCAAAGAAGCGAATAAACCGCTAACCAGGTCAGAAAAAATCGCAAAAGTTACATCACAAACTCTGCTTGTTGTGATGGTCATTTTATTAATTAATTTCCAAAGATTGGTGACAGCATGAGCCAGAAACCAAATACAGCCGCAGTAGCGGCAATCACAAATTTCCGTGTTCCGGCTGGCCGTGCTGTAGCCGTTTTAAAAGACAAGCTACAGGGCTTAATGGCTATAGCGCCTGTCGGTTATTCCAATGGCGGTACAGAAGTGCATGAGCGCTTGGGCTTTATTCGCCACATAAACCCTGATCCAACCTGCGAACACGCCGCCTTTGATTTTATGTACACCGACGAAGAAGGCACCGCAGAAACCACAATCGTAGACGACGAAGAAATAACATTGTGCCTGCTGCCAAACCAGATGCATTTGCTGGCGAAGTTTCACCGACAAGCTTCTGCATCATGGGTCTTTGAAGCCTATGAAAAAGGCGAGGGGTTGCAGTCATGAAATACCCACAGATATGCACAGCTATGGGAATTGTCGGAATTCTGGCAATCACCTTTATCGGCATTTACCCAAACAAAACCACAAGCCACGCCGAGTACTGCGCCGAAGAGCTGGTATCACGCAAGCCAGTAAACGGCCGCCTGGTTGAATCGCGTACCTGCAAAAGCTGGGTAGGTTGGCCAATTGAAATTCGCGAAGTAAAGCAGTGATCAGGTCATGCACTTAAACCCAGCCCTTAACCGCGACCAGCAGCGCTTTGTCGACAACATGCTGCACGGCCTGCCGAAGTCTTTCACGGCAGGCCTTTGGCCGTTGGCGCAGGCAGCAAAAGACAATCCAACACCGGAAAACAACAAAGCCTTTCGTAAAGCAGCAGTGAAAAAGCGGCAGCAGTACGGCCGCAAACTGCGCTACCTGCAACAGTTCAAAATACCCGCCAAGGTGATCAATCATAAAGAAAGCACTAAAAAGCTGGCCGACGAACTGGCCCAGCAGTGCTTTAGCGACATGGTAGAAGCCGCCGAAGGCTTGGGGCAGGAATACACCGAACACGAAGACAGAGTAAAAGCGGTGTACGACATTGTTTGTCAGCTTAGCGTGCAGCGCCTGCCGCAAGTGCAGCCGCCGCTGTGGGGCATGGAAACCGACACTTTAGCCATGGAATGCGCTTTATTGCGGATCCAGTGTGCCAAGTGGTGGCGTCGTAAGCTGTTAAAGCTGCGCCGTCAGCACCTTGAAACACTGGAAATACTGCAAGGGCAGGTTGGTAAAGGGGTTAGCCCATACGCCAGCAAACGCGCTGTTGCAGAGTTTATCCGCGATAAAGCAGCACAACGCCGCTGGGCAGAGTCGTTAACACTGGTCAATGAATGCGGCGACGAAATAGCTCTGATCAATGCCATTGAAGCCAGTACAGCCAACCCTGAAAACGCCAGGGCTGAACTGATGAAACGAATTCGCGGCCTTGAAGAGTGGGCCGAAGAAATCGGCTTTGGTGCCGTCTTTATCACAGTAACAGCGCCGTCGGATTATCACGCAACCAGCAACAACTGGAACGGCAGCACACCCAAAGACACCAACCGTTACATGGTCGACACCTGGGCGAAAGCCCGTGCCAAGTTAAAAAGGGAAGGTGCTGAGTATTTTGGTGTACGGGTAGCTGAACCGCATCAAGACGGTACGCCACACTGGCACATGATGTTATTCGCGCCAAAGGGCGACCTTAAGGCGATTTGCCGTTGTATTCGCTGGTACTTCTGCAAAGAAAACAAAGCCGAGCTGTTAGCCCGTTTTAAAAACCGCAAAAAGTTACGCAAGCTTTACCGCAAGGCGCGCCAACATTGGGGCTATCAAAAGTCGAAAGGAATAAAAGCCAGCGAACCGCGCAAGTTTCATTACCCGTTCCAACCGCGTTTTGATGCGGAATACATCGACCCAAGCAAGGGCAGTGCGTCGGCTTATATCGCTAAATACATCAGCAAAAACATCAACGGTTTCGAAGTGGCTGATCTGATAGATACCGAAACAGGCAAAACCTTGGGTGATGGCGTGATGAACGTCAAAACATGGGCTAGCGTGTGGAGCGTTCGCCAGTTCCAGTTTCAGGGCTGCGACCCAATAACCGCATACCGCGAAATTCGCCGTGTGCGCGAAGCCTTCACCGAAGAACACATGAAAGAACTAGAGCAATTGCGCCAGGCTGCAGACAGCAACGACTTTGTAAATTTCATCAGAGCATTACGCACCATAAAGGTAGAAATTCAATACGAAGTTACCCCATACGGCAACGAGTACGGCGAAGCAGTAAAACGAGTGAAGGGAATAGGGACCAGAGCAGTGGCAGTTTTGACGCGGCCGCATAAGTGGGAAATGCGCCGGAGCGCTGTTAAGTCTGGCGCAGCCGGACAATCTTGGACTTGTGGCGCTAACTGTACGGGTGGATCTGAGGATCGCGGTTATGTCCGAAACTCAGGTAAACCAACAGCGCCAACTCAAAAGCCGCCAGAAAAGGCCAATATCCACGGACTTGACGCCGAGGCCATGACCATGTTGCAGCGAGGCTATACGGTAAACATTGCAGGCCAGCGCTGGAAAATACGCCACGGCACCGTGGAACAGCTGCCAGAACCACCAAATTTAAGCCAGAGGGTGAATTATGTTGTTGCTCGAGGTCGACCATAGTCGGCAATGTCTGCGCCAGCTGCTACCGTCACCAATAGACAGCGCTGACAGCACAGGCCTTGCTGCTGGTTTTACAGCTGAAGCACAGTTAGTTGTGACTACGCTGTCCAGAATAGTCAGGGGTAGCTATGTCAGCAGCTAGTTATTTGGGCGCCAAAAATGGCAGTGGTGTTTACCAGGCGATTATCAACCTGATGCCACCCCATGACACTTACATCGAAGCGTTTTTAGGCACCGGTGCAGTAATGCGCAGGAAAGGCCCAGCCAGCCGCAGTATTGGTATTGATAAAAATCAGCAGTGCATAGACGGTTTTGTCTATGAAGTACTCGGAATAGATGCAGCTGACTACGTGGTACCAGAACTTGTTTTAGGGGACGCCTTTAGCTACATAGCGAACTTTGACTACGCTGCAGCTGGTAAAACTCTGATCTACTGCGACCCGCCTTATGTGCATAGCACCAGAACAAGCAACGCCAGGTATCAGCACAACTAACCGACGATGAGCACAGAGAATTGCTGGCCATACTAAAAGCAGTGCCTGCGCTGGTGATCTTATCAGGCTACCGCAACGACATTTACGAACAGGAATTATCAGACTGGTGGAGCATGGATTTTCAAGCCATGACACGCGGCGGGGTAAGAACCGAAACTGTGTGGTGCAACTTTGAGCCAGGTAAAATCCATTACCATAGCTATGCCGGTAAAAACGCCACCGACAGGCAACGAATTAAGCGCAAGGCTGCGCGCTGGGCCAAGGACTTTGCCAAACTACCGCAGCCAGAACAGCAAGCAATACTGGCCGCTTTGTTATCAGCTGGAGAGTAAAATAATAGGAGCTTTGCAATGGAATTAGCAGAAGTGATCAGAAGGTTACACGGTGTGGTAAAGCCAGATTTTGTTTGGCCTGAAATACCAGCAGGTTGGCAACTGGAGTTCCTAGCTTTCTCAAACACTGAAGTAGATATGGATTTGCTGCATCCGGTATCAGCAAAGTTCTGGTCTGACGATAATGGCCAATTTGCACCACCAGTTATGCTAAACGGCAGGAATATAACGGCTACAGCATTGAAAGCTGCAGGAGTGCCATTTATGACACCATGCGGAACGGTGGCCGTCATAGATAAACCAAAACAGCCGCATCTGGTTGTTGTTGCTGGCGAGTAAAGAGAGGTAAAACTATGCGGATACTATGCCCAACGTGTTCAGCAAAAGCGGTGATCGGGAAAACAGACAGAATCAGTGTTGCTTACGCAAACCTTTACTGTTCCTGCACTGATCCTGAATGCGGCCACACCTTTGTTAGTACAGTGTCCTATAGCCACACCTTGAGCCCGTCGGCAAAAACAGCGACTGAATTAGTATCAGCGCTGTTTAAAGCATTGCCGCCAGACCAACGCAAAAAGCTGCAGCAGGAACTGGCGTTTTAATGTCAATGACCAGCATTTAAACCGCCGCCTTTTCCTTTGCTTCCATATCAAAAACCAGCCGTAAACTGGCTGGCACTTCCGGATCACGCGCCACCGCATCAACCATTATTTTAATCAGCGGCTTGGTTTCACTTTTAAAATAGACTTCATCGTATTTAGTCGGGTCACCAAGGCCAGCTGTGTTAGTTGGGATCATGCCACCCAAACCAGCGGGGAAGCGGTGTGCGTTAAAAACGTCCTGCGCGCTGACAGACTTCACCTGGCTAAATTCGTCCTTACTTTCAAAGTTGCCCACAGGAATAATCTGAATGCCTTTTTCTTTGCCGTTGGGGATATTCACAAACAGCGAATTAAAGTTGCCAACGCCTTTGCTGTCTTGAATTTTTTTCGTCAGTTCCACTTCAACAGCTGGATCAAGGTTTGGGTCAGTGGCGTACAGAATAAAGCCCATGTGGGCGCCGTTAATGTAGTACTTGCGCCGGAACATGGTGGCGTCTTCACTCAGCATGGCCGATTGCAGGCCGCCAAGGTAATCAGGGCAGCCATAGACCTGTTGCACCGGGTCGTAAATCTGGCACCAGATAATGTCGGATGCTTTATAGCGCTTGATCTGGTTGTCACGTTCCAGAACTGCACAGCCACCGTCACCCGTTACGCGGCTGCGATAGCTTGGCAGCGGAAAAAGACGGATCACTTTGTTGAAGCCATTCCGGATTTTTAGCAGTGGCACGTCACCAAACTGGATCAGGTTTAAAAAGGCCGAACCCGTTTGCTGTGCACTCATGCCGCCAGACTGATAACGGGCCGCTGCCATATTGGCGCGGCTTTGCAAAATGCCGCCGTGCTGGGCATTACGGCGCGGCAGGTTAGCCAGCAAGTGGCGGTCTATAGGTGGCTCCCAGTAGTCGTATGTGTCGTTAAAATAAAGCGAGTCGTAATCGGTTAACCACATTTTAGGCATCACGGTTTCAGGCATGCTGAAAACCACTGTGGCGGGTTTTTTATCTGCTTCAGCGCTTTGCTGATCAGTGGTTGTCAGTGCTAAATCGACCATGTGGAAGACCTCTTATGCTGATAGTTAATTGGTTCGTTAATGATGGCGTGGCTAAGCGCCCAAAAGCCGTCGGCGTGGCCCACTTTTTCAGACCGGTCAGCCTTGAATGTCATCATCCCGCCGCCGCCGCTCATGCCGCGTTTAATAGCCATAAAGGCCGCGGGTAAATCTTTCATATCCTGATCAAGCTGCAGCCGGTTGCCTTCGACTACATCAATCATTTTCATCACCAGGCGGTTTTTGTTTTCGTTGCTGTAGTGAATAGCAACCGCTTCGCGGGGGTGCAGGGTGTGAATAATGTCCCAAACGCCAGCGCCAATACCTGTGGTGTCCACTCCCAGGTAAGTGACGTTATAGCGTTTAAACACTTTTTCTATTTCGTTAACGTGATGCTGAAAGTTCAGGCCGCGCCAGTAGTGCCGTTCAAGGCAGCGGAATTTCTCAATGGCGACAATGGGAGGCGCAACAACCACTAAACAAGCGTTGTCGCGGGTACGGGACGGATCATAACCCAGCCACACTTCACGATTGCCAAAGGGCCGCGCTTCGCCTGGCTTAAAGTCCTGCCATTTAGTGGCATCAATCATCAGCTTAGACAGCGCATCAAACTTGAACACAGATGCGCTATCGTCAACGAATACGCACAAGTAAAGGTTGGCGTAAACCTCTGGGCTGTATTCCTCTTTGAGTTCTGCCGGGTCAATCAGATGGCAACCCATAGCAACAGCGGTTTCAACATCAATGATGTAGCGCCATTGCTTATCCGGACAAACGCGGCCGCCGTCTTTTAATTCTGCATCGGTAGGGAAATCAATAAATTCGCGGGTTTTGTTATCGCCTTTCCAATCGTCACCTGTCCAGAACGGGTAAGCGGGGTGGTTCTTCGCGCTGGGTGTTGAAAAGTAAGTTTTGTGAAAACGGGTTTGAGTGGCACAAGCCGTAACAACAGCGCTGACCTTTTTAAAGTCTTTGATCCAGAAGTATTCGTCCACATACACGTTACCTGAACGGGACTGTGCAGAGCTTGCGCTGGTGGCCAAAAAGTGAAGTTCAGCACCGTTGCTTAAAACAATCGGGTTGCCTTTGAGCTCAATCTCAAAGAATTCCCATGCTGTTTTTACAATGTAAGAGCGGAATACTTCAGCCTGGGCGCGTGTTGCAGAGATAAAAATCTGATTTTCGCCAGTAAGTACTGCATCTTCAAACGCTTCACCAGCACAGCCGTAGGTAAAACCGATTTGGCGCGACTTCAACACATTACGTGTTCGTGGTTTGTTGGGGTCGTTTTTCACTTCCCGCATTAGCTTTTGATAATCAAATAAGCTGTCGACCCAGGTTTCAAAATCTTCGGGTGTCAGCTGGCTTATGTCGTTTTTCTTCTTGCTACCGCCTTTGCCTTTACCATTGCCTTTACTGGATGGACTACCATCAGCGGCAGGGGACTTGCTGCTTTGCTCTGCGTGGGTTTCGCTGCTTGCTTCCGCTGCTGCCTTACGCTCTGCATCAACACGTTGCTTTTTAAGTCGCACATGCTGGTTAATGAGCATTTCCAGTTCTTTGATCTGGTTATTTGACTTGTCCGGTACATCGACCAGAATAGCTATCCGGCGTGCAATAGCGTCGTCGACTTCTTCTTCGCGCAGCAGGTCGCGCCAGCTGTGTTTATCGGCCCAGTAATAGATTATCCGGTTGTTGGGTAAGCCCAGGTCGTCGCGTATTTCGTCAGGCGTCCAGCGCTTTAAATAAAGACGTTTTGCGGCTTCGCGGATTTCGGGAGAGTAGGCCATAAATGCGGTGCGGTTGCCCGGTTAACTATCACAATATCCTCAGTGTATTGTCTCGCTGCCAAGCATTAACTAACTAATTTTCTTAGGAATTCCGTTTTATCAAAAATCGGAATTGCACAGAATAAAGCCCCGTGATTAACCATTTACAACTGCTTAAGCTGTCTGCATTAACGCATATTTTCACAGCAAAGAGCGGACAAATGCCAAAACAAACTGGATGGGTAATAGCAGCAACAGCAGGCGCAACAGTCGATAAGCGAGTTATTTCCGAACAGTGGATTAAAGATATGGCTGAGCAGTATTCAAAAGAAGAGTACACAGCCATGATTTGGCCAGAGCATTCACGCTCTGATTGGGCGAAGTATCAAGGTAAAAACTGGGGCGAAGTAGACGAAGTAAAAGCCGCAGTTAAAGGCGGAAAGTGGCGCCTTTTTGTGAAGATAACAGCCAATGATTACCTGCTTAAAGAAAACAAAGACGGCCAGAAACTGTTTATGTCTATTGAGCCGGAGCCAGACTATTACACAGGTAAATGCTATCTGTTAGGGCTTGCCGTAACAGACTCACCAGCTTCAACCGGCACAACACGCCTTCAGTTCTCAATGGGTGAAAAAAAGATAGATCACGAAGTAAGTGATTTAGAAGAGCTGCTTTTATCCGATTTCATCAAAGACCAATCCGAACCAACCGACCAAAACTACCAAGCCAAGGAAAAGGGCCTGTTTGCCGTTATTACCAACTATTTAAAAACATTCAACACGCCTGCACCGGCAACAGTCACCACCGAGGAAGAACCGATGAACGAAAAACAATTTGAAGCCCTGATGGGCAAGGTAGGCGGCATTGAAGCGAAAGTTTCAGAGCTGGAAACCAAATTTAGTAAAGCACCGGAAGGTGACAAGCCAGCAGATAAACCAGCTGACACCATCACCATCAGCCAGGAACAGTTCAACAAGCTGAACGAAAGCCTTACAGGTCTGGTGCAAAAAGTAGAAGGGCTTGAAACCAAGTTCACAAAAATGAGCGCTGAAGTGCCAGGCCAAGAGCCAGACAAAGCAGGTGCTGGCGAATCGTTCACCGTCGTTTAATCGCTGCCAGTCAGCACTTAAACCTTAGTCAAAATTAGCAGCGAGAATAAAAGATGAACTTAACAACAATTGCATTGAGCTGTTTGCTGGCGTACAGCCAGAACATGGCAAAGGGCTATCAAACAGCAGACGTTAGCAAACAGTTTGCAGTCACTGGCCCAATGGAAACAAAACTACGTGCTGCCATTCTGGATTCAGTGGAGTTTTTACGACTGATCACAGCAATGCCAGTTGACCAAATCACAGGCCAAGTAGTGAACGTGGGCAATAACACTATTGCAACCGGCCGTCACGCCACACAGCGCTTTACGTCGGGTCAGTCTCAGGACGGCCACACGTACAACCTGAAAGAAACCGACTCTTGCGCCTATGTTACATGGGCAACACTGGCCACCTGGGCGAACGCTGGTAGCGAGCGCGAATTCATGCAGCTTATGTCACAAAACGCTACTCAGCGCTTTGCTTTGGATATTTTGCGTGTGGGCTTTAACGGCACATCAGTGGCAGCAACCACTGATCCAGTTGCCAACCCATTGGGTCAGGACGTGAACAAAGGCTGGCATCAACTGGTAAAAGAAAATGCGCCGGATCAGGTAATGACCGACGAAATCTACTTTAACCCGGACGCAACAGGTGACCTGAAGGACGGCGAATATAAAACGCTGGATGCCATCGTCACAGAAATCCGCTTAACGCTGATCCCTGAACAGTTGCGGAACGACCCGCGTCTTGTCGTGCTGGTGGGCAGCGACTTAATTGCAGCCGCACAAATCAAGCTGATGAATCAGGCAGACAAACCAACAGAGCGCGTGGCCGCACAAATGATGGACAAATCCATCGGTGGTTTACGTGCCTATACGCCGCCGTTTTTTCCAGGCAAACGCATTGTTGTAACCATGCTTTCAAACCTGCATGTGTACACACAAAAAGGCACCAGTTCGCGCAAATCTGAAAACGTGGAAGACCGCAAACGCTGGGAAGACAAATACTGGCGCTATGAAGGCTATGCAGTTGAAGAGTATCTGGCCTATGGCGCAGTGGATGAAGCTGCCATGAACATTGGCCCAGCTCCGGCACCTTAAGCCATAACCAGCCAGGCACTGATTGGGTGCCTGGTTATTCATCCACATGATTTTAGTAAACCGAAGAACAGCAGGAAAAAGCCATGGGTGCAATTGCCAATTATCAAAAACGACGTGCTGCAGAACGCGCACTGAAAGCCAATTTTGCAGAAGCAAAAGAGCAGGTCATCAACAGCAAAGCGCCTGAAAACGAAGCTCTGGCCCTGCTGGCTTCTTTGCTAGGTGTTGAACAGGAAAAAGCCATTGAAGCCGCCAGTAAATTTGGTGGTGAAGAATGCCTGATCATCAGCCAGGCCGACGCATTGGCGTTACAAAGAGAAGTAGACGACGCACAAAATAAATCATACGAACTGCTGGAACTGCTGGCCAAGCTGCTGGCATGCGAAGAAGAAAACGCCGTTGAACAGGCAAAAGAGCTTGTCGAAAAAGGTGCCTACATTGCCGGGTTAACTGAAGAGCAGTTAGACAAAGTGCAGCATCAAATCGGCGTCGACTTAGCCAGTGGTGAAGACAAAGCCGTAATTGTCAATGTAAAAGGCGGCCAAATCGAAAGCATTACCGAACTGGCCAAGCAAACAGCCACTGATCTGGAACAAAGCGCCGGTGCAGTGGAAGGCGCAGCAGATGCCGTAACGGGTGCCGCTGAACAAGTGGGTAGCGCAGCTGCTGATCTGGAAGACACAGCCAGCCAGTTGGCCTATACGGCTGACAGCATTGGTCAAGCTACTGCCGAACTGCAAGAAGCGACTGCCGAATTAAAAAAGCCGTTGGCGGTGCAAGAATCCTTGCCTGGAAAAACAGCCGACAAGCCGAAAAACAACTCGAAAAAGTAAGGCTAACCGGTAACGCGGAACACGCGCCGAGCCTGCACCTACAGCTGATAGAGCTGGAAGCAGACTTAAAACGCCTGAAAGCCTTTGAACGCAGGGCCGACAAAATAGCCCACAAACGCGACGTATTGCTACCGAAGTGGCTGCCAATAGTGGACGCCTACTTAACTGAACGGAAGGAAAAGAGTAATGAAAAAACGCTTAACGACCATCCTATTTTCGCTTATTGCACTGTCTGGCTGTTTGACACCGGCAACCTGTGCCGAGCTCTTGAGTTCGCCTTCACTGCAATCGAAGTCGGCCAGCCAATGGCCGGAGAAATTCGCCGCAAATGGCCAGGATTTATTGCAGACACCGTCTTTGACTGGGCAGAGCTGCAAGCAGAGCAAGGCAACAGCATTGAGCCTTACTTCGGCACCGTGTTTAAGCGCGTTATTAACGACTGGAAACTACCAGAACCCGTTACCGCAAAGTTTTACAAATTCGCGGGGCTGGCGTTACTACGCGCCAAAAATGGCGAAATTGCCCCGAGCCACGTTGGCGACATTGAACGCCTTAAACAGGCCGATCAGCTTTTAGAAAAAGCCGCCAACCTGCACAAGCACGCGCAGGTAAAAACGGTAAGAAACAAAATTGCAATGCGGATCAGGGCTATTGAAGAACTGACCAGCCAGGGCAAAAGCCCAGAATAAAACGCAAAGGATTTGCTGCAGTGTAGTTAGTGCCGTCTATCCGGTACCAACACAGAAAATGCAGCGGGAATGACTCCCAACCCTCCAGTGCACTAGCGGAGTGTTTAGCAGGCGACTGTTAAAACCACTGTGAAGCTAACTGCACTGAACCTAATTCAACAAGTGAACGAGCAGGCAGAGCGGGTAAACATATGAGCGGTTTCGGGTATCAATCACCAGCACAACAAAGCATCGTCATAGATGCCAATAGCGGCTGGCCGGAACTGTCAACGGCTGATTTTCGCAAGTTACGCCGTATACCTGAAATTTTTGAAGAGGCAGCACTTGCCGACTCACTCAACAAAAGCGTGGCTGAAATTCAGCAGCAACTGATCGGTTTTGCACTACAGGCAAGCAATGACACGGACGTCCCTTTTACCCTGGGCGAAGGCTTAGCACCTAATTTTAGTGTGCAGCAAATTAGCATTTACCGGGGCGCTGTGTATGCACGTTCCCACGCCGATTTGCTGGGTTATTTTTCTGCTGTCGACCAAAAAGAGGCAGGAAACAACAAGGCACAAGATGCCACGCAGCAGGACGCAATACTTGCCCAGTCCAACCGTTCAGTGCGTTTACTGCTGGGCCTTGGCCGTGTCGGGGTGCATTCGCTATGAGTCAAACCGTCTCACAATTACAGCAAGTTACCGACTTTCTACTGGCCAGCCTGCAGCCTTACGTTACCGCAAACACCATAGACGCTTGGCAGGAGGGCGGCAGCCTGATCTTAAGTGGCGAAGACCTTGGCACCGACGGTTACCAGGTTGCGAAGTGGAAACACCGCGCCACCATCGCCTTTGAAAAATTCCCACACCACCGGGTCAATCCTTACAACCTGCTGGCCATGCTGGCGGCGTTTTTAATCGATAGCGAATGGCCGCGTGATGAATACAACTTAAGTGATCCAGAGCTAGACATAGACGTCGTAAGCCGCGACAACGCCACTGTGCTGGTAGAGCTGGAACTGATGGACGATATCGACCTGATCCCGGACGCAGCAGGGCCAGTTTTGTTTAACGGCCAACGCTACCGCGTGGCATTAGTGCCTGTGAACGTAGCCGAAGACGTCGACGTGCAAACACAGCCAGGCGGTGCGTCATGAGCCTGATCATCAAGCCAAACAAGCAACAGGCTTTAAATGTCAGCATGCAATTAGCGCTGCTAAGAATGCCAGCCAACAAGCGCACCAGAGTTTTAAAAACACTGGGCCGTTACGAAAAAGCCTTAGCCCGTAAACGCATTAACACTCAGACAACAGTGGAAGGCGGCCCGTTTAAAGCCAGAGCAAACGGCAAAAAAGGCCGCATGCTGAAGAAATTAGCAAAGACATTGGAGCCATTTGTAAAAGCCGGTCATTTGCTGGAACTAAAGCACAAGCAAGCATCGGTGGGTCGTGTTGCCGCACTACATCAGGACGGTGGCCGAGAAAAAATGACAGCCACCCGCATGGCACGGATCCACAGCAAAACAAACTACGACGCCCCATGCAGCAGAGGCGCAGCCAAAGCCTTAGTGGCCGAAGGCTACAAAGTGAGAAAAGCCAAAAGCAAGCGCTACCGCAAGGCCACCATCAATGAAGTGATGGAGTCCATGAACCAAGGGCAGGCCTCGCTGATCTTGCGCATTATGCGCGACAAACCAAACAAGAAAAGCTGGGATATCCCAGTAGATGGCCGTCCGTTCCTTGGCGACACCACGCCAAACGTACAGCGCCAGTTAGTCAGCATCATTGAAAAAATTAACCAGAAAAGGGGCTAAAAATGTCACTAGGTAAAGTACAGGTAAATAATCTCAATCAAGGCCAGGGTGACATTCAAGCCATTGAGCGCCACTTTTTATTTATCGGCCGCGCAGGCGATGCCGACGAAGAAAGCCAACTGTTTAGCGTAGGCGCACAGACGGATCTGGTAGAGAATTTTGCCGCCAGCAACCTGCGAACCCAGCTTATTGCCGCACAGTTAAACGCTGGTCAAAACTGGACAGCAGCAGTCTACCCACTGGCAGCAGATGAAGACATTTACGACGCAATCACCGCAGCAAACGAAGTGCAAAGCTTTGAAATTGTGGTGTTCTGCGACATCAGCACAGAAGCTGTGGCCATTACAGCCAAACATGACTATTTGCAAAGCTTGCAAGCCTCACTGGGTCGCTTCGTATCGGGCATCGTTGCTATAGCTGGCATTAACCCAGCAAACCAAACATGGAGCCAGTACGAAACTGCACTGGCTGCACTGCAAAACGGCATTGCCGCTCATTTGCTGCTACCAGTACCACAACTGCATGGCAACAACGTCGGCGTGTTGGCTGGCCGTCTGTGTAACCGTGCTGTCAGTATTGCCGACAGTCCAATGCGTGTGGCCACAGGTGCAGTGCTTGGCTTAGGCGCTGCACCTGCAGACAGTGCAGAAAAACCACTGACACTGGCCACACTGGAAACGCTGGCGAATAACCGTTACAGCGTGCCGCAGTGGTATCCGGATTTAGAAGGCGTGTACTGGAGCGACGGCACCACATTAGACGCAAACGGCGGCGACTACCAATACATAGAACACCTGCGCCCGGTGCATAAAGCCAGCCGCGAAGTACGCATTTTGGCGATCCGCCGCATTGCCAACCGTTCGCTGAACTCTACACCAGCCAGCATCGAACTGAATAAAGCCTACTTTATGAAGCCACTGCGCAACATGAGCAAAAGCACCGTGATTTTAGGCACCCAGTTCCCAGGCGATATTCAGCCGCCGTTAGAAGGTGATGTAACCATTGTCTGGACCAGCAACAAGGCAGTGACCATTTATCTGATCATCCGGCCGTACAACTCGCCGAAAGAAATCACAGTAAACATCCTGCTTGATTTAAGCAGCAACTAACGGAGCCGGCACCATGCGTATTTCTGGAATGAATTTCACCGTAACTATGGGTGACATTAAGGTAACAGTTGACACAGCAACTCTGGCAATAACGGACAACAGCGGAGTAAGCCAAAGCGGAGGCGTGCCAGATGGTTGGGTCGATGGAGACGTTGCGGCCAGCGGTGAGATGAACGTCAACGCGAGCAATTTTACTCTGATCTCCGATGCAGCAAAGTCGGCAGGTGCATGGCGCGCTATGGAGACGTTCGACATCATGTTTTATGCGAAAACAGCCAAAGACGAAATAAAAGTGGAAGCTTTCGGCTGCCGCATCAAGCTATCGGACATTTTGGACATCGACAAAAAAGGCGGCCAAGCCAGCCTTTTCAAAATCCCGTTTGACGTCACCAGCCCCGACTTTGTGCATATCAACGGTGTGCCATACCTGCGGCCGGAAGAAATCGAAGACATTAAACAGTAAAGCTGCAGCACAGTCAGTTTTGACTGTGCCAGCTGTGGCAAACGTGAAACACCAGGCGAATAAGGCAACGGCAAATGACAAAAGTGAACTTTGGCTTAATTTCGGAATTAGAAGGTGGCGCAGCCTTAAAAGGCTACGTGCCGGATCCGAAAAACTCCAACTCTGGGGTAACCATTGCCACTGGTTTTGATATTGGCCAACGTTCGCTGAATGAGCTTTACAGCATGTTTTCGCCTGAGCTTGCCAAAAAGTTAGCGCCTTACTACGGCCTGAAAAAGCAAAAAGCGGTGGCAGAGCTGCAAAAAACACCACTGCGGATCACTGCCGAGCAAGCCGCAGAAATTGACCAAGCGGTAAAAAGCCAGCTGCTGGTTCAGCTGGAACAGCGCTACAACAACGCAGCACAAACGCGTTTTGCTGATCTGCCGGAGTGCATGCAAACAATCATTGCATCAGTGGCATTTCAGTACGGTGACTTGGCAAAGCGCTGCCCTAAATTCTGGCAAGCGGCCACAAATGCAGACAACCAGGCAATGGCCGGTGAGCTGCGCAACTTTGGCGATATCTACCCAACACGGCGCAACAAAGAAGCCGACTACCTAATAAAAAGCGAGGCCGTATGAACTGGAAAGACATTGCAAGCACAGTCGGCGGCATAGCTGGCGCAGTAGCCCCGCTGTTAACCGGCCCCGTAGGTTTAGCGGTCAGCATTGGCAGCCAAATCGCTGGCGCACTGGGCACCGAAAACAAACCTGAAGCCGTGGCCGCAGCATTGCGCAACGACCCCAACGCAGCCTTAAAGCTGCAGGAGTGGGCCCACGAAGAACGCGAACAAATCCGCAACAACCATGTGCAGCTGCAACAGATAGAGCTGGAACGGGAAAAAGCGTTATTAACAGACCGGCAGAACGCACGCCACGAGCACAAAGACCACTGGATGCCAGCGGTGCTAACACTGATTTTGGTCGCAATGTTTGCCGCGCAATTGGCCGTCCTATTTTTTGTGGATATCCCAACTGGCAACCGCGACTTACTGGTTTACCTGTCGGGTAACTTCCTGCCGTTTATTGCGGCAGCGGTGGGCTACTGGGTCAGTTCAACCAAAGACGCCAACGACCGCGAAAAAATATTAAGTGGCAACGGAACACAGGAGAAAAAGCCATGGAATTAAGTAACGGGTTATCAGTGGCTATTGGTTTCATCGGAATTGCACTAACCGTGTTAGTGCCTTTAGTTGCCAGCATTTACAACAGCCAAAAAGCCACTGACAAAGAACTGGCCAGGCACCAAACCCACGTTGCAGAGCAGTACGCCACTAAGCACGACGTGCGCGAACTGGGCGACAGAATGGAACGCCAGATGAAAGACGGATTTGAAAACATTAAACAGCTTTTAACCAACACCAGAAAAGAAAGGGATCACGCATGAAACAGCAAATCATTTTAACCATAGGCGCCGTTGACTTTGCCTTCAACGTTACAGCGCAGGACCACAACGACTTTGTGGACGCAGCGGCACGCGGCGGCTCTATGACAGCAGCGGCGAATAACTTTGTTGTGCGGGTGATAAACCCAGACCAAAAAGAAGAGTTTAAAAAGCTACTGCAGAGCTCACCAGGCGCTGAACTGCAAATTGCATCGGTCCTGAAAGTTGAGTTTTCGCCAGTACTGGAAATCGCCGTAAAAAAATAGAAGGGCTGATCGAGTCCATCGACACGAATCAGCTTGAGCAGTTGTTTATCTTGCGGCGGCACCTGCTGCCACATGAAGACGACACAGAACAAAGTTTAGCAAGGGCGGCGTGGCTGATGAAACGCCGCAATGAAGACTTAGAAGCCATAGTCACCAATGCAGTATGTAAAGCGTTTGGTGGCAGGTAGCAGCAAACAACCGGGGCACAAATGAGCTTACCAGCACCGCTAATGTTCACCGTTGGCCTGATAGACCAGATAACTGCGCCGATCGCAAAAATACGCGGCCAGTTAAATGGTTTATCAGCCAACTACCAGCAAGGAACCATGCAAATGGCTACCGGCGTGGGTGGCATTGTGGCCAGTGGTTACGCCTTGCAAAACGCCCTGATGCCAGCCATTGAAATGAGCCGCGCCTTAGGTGAGGTGAAATCGCTGGGGGTGCAGGAAGGTGCACTTAAAATGCTGTCGCAAAGCTCTTACGAATACGCGCTGCAGTATGGCGAGTCGGCCACAGAGTTTGTGCGCTCAAGCTATGACATTCAATCTGCAATTGCCGGGTTAAACGCCACGGATTTATCCCGTTTTACCATGGCGTCGAACGTGCTGGCCAAAGGCACAAAATCAGACGCTGCAACCATCACCAGTTACATGGGCACCATGTACGGCATCTTTAAAAATGATGCCATGCAAATGGGTGAGGGTGCGTGGGTAGAGCGCTTAACAGGCATGACAGCAACCGCAGTTCAGGCCTTTAAAACCGACGGTAAAAAAATGTCGGATGCATGGAGTCAATTAGGTGCTTCTGCTGGTCTGGCTCCATTGCAAGAGCAAATGGCGGTATTGGGCACTTTGCAAGCGACTATGGAAGGTGGGACATCCGCCACAAAGTATCAAGCATTTTTAGGCGGTATAGGTAAGGCACAAAAAGCACTTGGAATGAGCTTTGTTGATAGCCAAGGCCAGATGTTACCAATGGTAGAAATACTTGAAAAAATACAAGGAAAGTACGGAAAGCTGGACAGTGTACAGGCGGATATTGACAAGTTTGATACAGCGTTCGGATCAAAAGACGCCAGGCAACTAATCCAATTACTGCTTAAAGATGTCGATGGGCTGAAAGGTTCAATCAACACGCTTGGACAGGTAAAAGGCATGGAGCAGGCAACAAAAATGGCCGAAGCCATGATAGACCCAAGCCAACAGTTAAGCCAAAGCTGGTACGTGATCAGGGCGGCAATAGGTTCAGCGATTCTGCCGGCCTTTAACAGTTTTGTTGGAGGCATTGCCAGCATGGGAAAAGAGGTGATCTGGTTTACTGGCATGTTCCCAAACATTACCAGATGGCTTGGATATATCGCGGTTGCATTTCTATCTGTTGTTGCTGTGGGCGCATTGTTTAGCATCATGTTAGGTGCTGGGAAAATGGCAATGGCAGGATGGAGGGTTGTAGGTGCGTTGTTTGCATTCGACCTTGTAAAAATACGTGCCGCAATGCTGGCTTTAAATATTTCAATGTATGCAAACCCCATAGCTTGGCTAGTGGCTGGCATAGCCGCCGCAGTTATTGCCGTGGGCGCGCTGATCTACTACTGGGACGATTTAAAAGCCACTATGGGCGAATGGGGCTGGGTAAAAGCCATTGGCGGCATATTCAGCAGCTTGTGGAATGGCCTTCAAACCATGTTTAACGACACCATCAATTGGATTATCGAAAAGCTCAATCTGATCCCATTTGTAGACATTAGCACCACAGCAGCCACTGGCAGCGTCAGCAGCATAAACGCCATTGAGCCAGTAAAAGCCACCACACCACGCGGCGGCATCAGCCAGCAAATAGCGAACGCCAATACCAGCAAATCAACCAGCGTTGGCGCGATAAACATCTACCCGCAAAAAGTGGACACAAACTTTGCAAACTACGTGGAGATGCACTCATGATCACCTACAGAGATTTGCACATCAGCAACGGCGATATAGTGCTTGATGCCGGGTTAAACCCGACCTATTTAACTGACCGCGCAGCCATAGCACAGGACATAGTTCACGCCATTTTAGAAACCGGCATTGCCCATTTGCTGGTAAGTGACAGACGCACAGGCGTAACCGCAGACACCAAAATAAAACTGAAACTGCTGGTAGAAGACGACGTGCGGATCATGCCAGGCACAGTACGCATTGAAGAAGTAAGCAGCGGCCAATGGTGGGTATTTGCAGACACCATCGACTTTGGCCCTATTTCATCCAGCATCACAGGCGGAGCACTCTAAATGGCAGATAAAATCACCGCGCCAACCATCGACTTTGCCGCCATCGTAGAAGCTGCAGGCATACCAACCACAGAGGCAGGCTGGAAAGCCCTGTTTAAGCAAGACGTAGTGGCAGAGGGTAGCATTATTGCCAATGATTCGGCCTATTCACCGTTCTGGCGATTAATTAGCGCCATAGTGGCAAAGCCAGCCACATGGATAGTAAACAACGTACTGATTGCGGTGATCCTGCCCAATTTATTTTTACTTACCGCCACAGACGACAGCTTTATCGAAGCCAAAGCGTGGGAACACGACTTAACGCGAAAAGAACAAACCAAAGCACAAGGTAAAGTCAGATTTAACCGCGCTGCAGCAAGTGGCCCAGGGCTTCTGATACCGGCCAATACCGTGATACAAACCGACGCAATCAACGGCACAGTGTACAGAGTGGTAAGCGTTGCCGACGTGATCTTGCCGCAAAACAGCCTAAGCGTACTGGTGCCGGTAATAGCCGAAAACGCAGGGGCAGCCTACAACTTAGGCGCTGGCTATTTTCATATTTTACCGGTTGCAGTCACCGGCATTGGCAGCGTGGCAAACGAGGCCGACTGGCTCGACGTACTGGGCGCAGACAGCGAAAGCAACGACGATTTAAAGCAACGCACACGCAACGCTTTTACAGCAGCTGCACCGTGGCACATTGACGCTGTGTACCGTTCTATCATCACAAGACGCGCAGGCCTGAACACCGACAACGTGTATTTTGAACACGACGCACCACGCGGCCCAGGCACAGCTAACGCCTATATTTTGCTGGACACTGGCGAACCATCATCAGAACTGCTGGCAGACCTGCAAAACTACATCATGGAACAAGGCTACCACGGCCACGGCGACGATATGCTGATCATGGCAATGCCAGCCGTAAACGTGGCGATAGGCGTCACCATTTACCCGCACACCTACTTACTGGAAGCTGAAGTAACCACCTTACTAAGTGACGTCGAAAACTTTATCCGCTGTGCATTCCGCGAAAACACCAACTACAGCGCCACCAAAACAGAACCGTTTGGCCGCTTTAGCTTTAGCCGCTTAGGCCAAGAGCTACACGACCAATTTGCAGGCATTGAATCATTGAACTGGCATCAAATGGATATCACCAGCGCAAACAGTGTGCCGCGCCTGACGACCCTGACCATTCAAAACGGTAACGCGTAATGGCTATTGAATGGAACGTCATCACCAAAATGCCTTACTGGCTGGCGCGTCCGGCCAGCGAGTTGGACAAGCTACGCAAAGGCGCGGTGCGGTTTTGGCAGCGCTTGGCAGACATGCTGCAATTCGTGAACAACCAGCTGGACCCTATGACAGCAGAACTGGCCTTTGTCCACCTGTTGGCATGGGAGCGCGACATAGAGCAAATACCCACAGAAACAGAACTGATCTACCGCACCCGGGTTAAATACGCCTTACCGTTCGCCAAAGGCGCAGGTAGCACAGCCGGTTGGCTGGATATGTTTAAAAAGCTGGGTATGCCCTATGTAGCCATAGGCGAACGCTTCAGCGCCACCGACTGGGACGTCATAGACCTGCTGTTGTTGGACGTAGACGTCAGCACAAGACAAGCCTTGCTGGGTTCAATTTGCCGTCAGTACGGCCGAACAACACGGCGCTACAGGTACAGCACAGTCGCAAAAATGCCAGTGCAAACGGCATTAGCAGCATTTGACAACCACAGCAGCTTTAACGTGGCAAAAGCCAACACCAACCTTTTGCCAGCAAAAAGATTTATGACAATGGACAGCGGATCAAGCTACCAGGTCGCAAAAACTCAGCAGAATTAGAAGAGGTAAACCATGGCACAAGTGATCACAACAGCAGGCGAACAGTTATTTGCCATTAAAGCGCAAAACAACCAGCCGTTAGATATCGACACCTTTATTTTTGCTTATGTGCCTGGTCAGGATTCGTCAGCAGCTATTGACCGCAACGAGGGCTTGCCGCCAGTAGGCCAGCGCGTACATCAGCAAATAGTGCAGCAACGCGGCCGGGTCAACTCCAACGTGGTGATTTACTCCACAGTGATGGACAGCATAACGGGCCCGTTTGAATTTAACTGGGTAGGGCTGTATTCCTCGGTCAACAACACGTTAGTAGCGATCAGCAAAATACCAACGGTTGTAAAAACAGTCACAGTGCCAGGCACTGCAGGCAACATTTTAAACCGCAACTTTGGTATAGAGTACAGCGGTATTGCCGACTTAGACGGCATCACCGTGGATCCAGAAACATGGCAACTGGACTACACAGCGCGCCTGAACGGCATGGACGAACTAACCCGCCAACTGGCCGCAGACATGAACGGCCGCGACTGGTTTATCGACAACGGCTTTAAAGTAGCGCCACTGCCAACACCAAACAATTTCAAAGTAACAGCAGGCGCTGGCTATGTGTCCGGCCTGCGCATAGCCATTGAAGAAGAACCAACGCTTATTGCAGCCAGCTACCCGCAGTTCGTCTATGTAAACGCCTGGTTCGACGGCACATCAGAGGCAACTTGGAAGGGGCAAACCACATTCCAGATCACACCCGCAGAACAGGAAGACTACACCGACGAAACCGGCAAACGCCATTACCTGTTTAAGCTGGCCACCATCACCGCGGCGGATACAGTGATAGACCACAGAAGCGGCAATGCAACCAGCCCACACCCAGGCATTAAATACCTGTTAAAAGTGCCAGGCATTAAACAAACAACACTGAGTTTACATACCGGTTTAGGTGTAGGCGGCGCAGAATATGTGTGGCTGCCAGATGCTGATCAATCACAGCACCTAAAGCGTGGTCCAAATGGCGGTATTTTATTTTCTTCAGAAGCAATTAATTTATATGATGGAACGCCAGCAACACTAAACGCTTTATTGTCCGGCGGTTTCACTGGGATGGGTTGCTTTGAACAGATAACCACAAGTATTTCTGAAGTAAACTTCGGCGCGGTGCCTAACAATGACAACCTACTAGCTATCAGAGCTGCAATTGAGTACTGCAATACCTACAAAAAACCATTTAATGTCGAAATTGATAACTATACAACTGATGTGATCAGGCTGCCATCAGACATCGAAATTATTTTCGATGGAGGCAGAATAGATAACATAGGAACAATTAGCAGCCTAAGAAAGGCTGTATTTATGGCCGGGCATTGGCACCCTGAAATGTACGGATCCAGAGCGATAGGTGCGATAACTCCTTATGTCAGGCAGGTAGACAGATACCGCTGCACAGGAGTTGTAACCAGTAATCAAACGTCAATAACGCTTGTAAATGCTTCAGATGCTTCAAATTTTATAGCTGAAGAGCTCTATTTCATTGCCACAGATGAAAGCTACCCGCAAACAGGGACAGGTGTTGATATTGACCTACCATCTCAATCGAGTGTCATTAAATGTAAAACATCTGACTCAAGTACAGGTGTTGTCACCTTTTACGATAGTATTGATTTTAATAGTGTAAGTGCCCCTTGGTTATGTAAATTGAGAGCTGGGGAAGAAAACCAGTCATTTCAAATATATTTAGCAAAAAACATCACTATAAAAAATGCGAATGGGTCAGGCCGTTCACTATTAGGGCTAACAAGCTGTTGTTATAACCTAGACGTTGATAAATGGAGTGGGCACTACTCCTACATTATTCAGCTCAATGGATTAATCAAATCTAAGATGAAAGGTTTCTTAGGTACGTTTGATTTGTCTGCTATAGAGATCAAGTTTTGCACCAATAACGCTGATGTAGCTGATATTAAGGGAACATGCCTGACAGATGGAACGGGAACGCCAGTAGGTTTAATCAGTTACGGGGAAGGTGCAAAAAATCTAGATATTCATGATTTCAAGATTGTTGCCCCAAAATTCGCCCCTGCATCGAATCCTATTATTCAGCAGCAACCTGGCATTAACTGCAAAATATACGACGGATTGATATATACACCATTATGCGATAGACAACCGATCCAGTTTTATTCTGACTCTAGAAGTAGTTTGGAGAACTGCCACGTCGCCAACTTAGAGATATATAGTGCCTCAAGACTTGGTATTCGCATGGGAGGAAACTATGGTGCGTACACACCTAAAAATTGTACTGCCAAAAACATTAAGTTATATACCTCTTATGCGGGTGTTGATTCAATGTATCTAATTAGATTTGAGCACAGTAATGACTGTGAAATTTCTGCTTGTTCCTCTCCAAATCTAAAAATAATAGACATTCTTAACGGTTCAGTTAACCCAATTTGCTTCGAAAATGTTACTGGGCCATCTGGTTCACTGTCTGGCACTAACTCAGGATTGTTAGGTATTAGAGATAACAAATCACTTGAGTTAACAGGCCCTATTGCCTTAGGTACAGATAAAAAACCAAGAACTTCATTTGGCACGAATGCTGCCCCAGCTTGCTCAGTAGAAGGAGTGGGGGCTGGAAGATTCATGGGACAAGATGTGCCGACCTCTGGCACTGGAACTGAAGTAGGTTACGACCAAACTACAGGTGTGGGATATGCACAAGCCCGAAACCGATCAACTTCAGAATACATGCCTTATCGGATTTTCGGCAGCATTGTCGATATTTTTGTAGGTGCGTTTCAGTCGGTCAGGTTCAGCATCTGGGGTACACCAACTCGGTTTGACATTATAAATTCAGATGCAGATCCAGAAGGTATTGTGTCAGCTCCGATTGGAAGTGTTTGCTCAGTAAAATTTGGTGGCACTGCATCACTATGGTTTAAATCTGGCGGCGGTTCTGGAAACACCGGCTGGCATCAGGTGCCACTGTTATAAAAAATATTTGGACAAGGAATTAACCTTAAAATAATAGAGGTGTAGAACATGGCTTTGCAAAATAACATTGAATATAAGGGCATAGTTGTCGAGGGCAGCTATATCAGGATTAATCGCTTTGAAGGGAATAAAGGCACGATTAACTTTATCGTAACTTACCATAAAGATAGCCAGTCACAGCCATTCAACTTTAAAGAGTTTGAATGCAGCAACAACTTAAATTCGGGGAATATTATAGAACAAGGGTATATGCATCTAAAAACGTTGCCTGAGTTTGCTGATGCTGTTGACTGTTAGCGAAGTAAAAGCATGCTAAATAAAACAAAAGTAGCGTTAGTATCCGCCCTAATCATCCTATCCGCCTGCAGCCCTCCAACGCTGCAGCAGGAGCACAGCTGGGCGCTGAAAAAGCACCAGTACATCACTGATCAAGAACAGTACGGCATACCCAACAAATGGGTGGCAAGCCTGAAGGGCGACTGTGAAGACTACGCCTTAGTGATGAAAAACAAAGTAGGTGGCACCATGCTTTACGTGCGTGCCTACACCGGCGAGGCGCATATTGTGCTACTTGTTGATGGCGTATTTGACAAAAACAACAAGCCCATTTCTGGGCAGGTGTTAGATAACATGTCAAAAGTGGTTTACCCTCTGGGCGAAATGCGGCACAAATACGTTTACACCATCAAAGAAACCGATATAGAACACTGGTTAGCCAAAGCCCAGGCACACGACGAAGCCATAGCAAATCAGGTGGCCTATGCTAACCCTTAACGCAACCCAAATACTGCTAAAAGCCATTCGGATCACGGCCAGCCAAGAGCTGGCAACCGAAGACGCCAGCGGCCAGAGCAGCAGCACCGACACAGCCGAAACAGGCATGAAAGCCAAAATGTTATCCGTAACGGGCTTCATCCCGTTTGCTGATCAACAGCAACTAACCGACCTGTTCACGCTGGCCGAAGCCACCGAAGCCGGGGCGCGGGTAACGTACCGCATCAGCAACCGAACCGCGTCGGCGCTGGGTGTAAAAGAAGTAAAATTCAGCAGCAGCATTGAAGCTGTGGAACAAGAAACAACCCGCCAATGGAGCATTAGTTTCACACTGGCGGAAGTGCGAAGCGTACCGCAGAAAAAAGAAGAACGGACACCACAAGCCGCAGCAGCACAGCAGGGCGCAACGGGCCAAACGGCGGCCGAAGACAACGCGCCACCAGAAACCGAAATACCATTAACCGGCTTTACTGCCTTTTTAAAGTCAGTCGATAACAGTCTGGCAGCAGACACAGGCAACGCATAAATGGCAGAGCCCAACGCCAAATTTATCACCCGAGCCTACATTGGCAGCCAAAAAGTGGCTGTCAGTGATCATTGGGTAGTACTGCAAGCCAAAAGCCCAGGCACCTGCCAAATTACCATCAACCAAAGCGCAGAACGCCTTACACCTGTAGCCTTTGAAATGGGTTGGGGCGAAATGATAGACCGCGTGTTTTTTGGTTACATCGAACGGATCATGCCAGCAGCCAACGGCCACTACACCGTATTTTGCCGCGAACTATCATCAGCGCTGGCCAACAACATCAGCGTAATGCTACGCCACCCAACACTGCGCCAGGTATGCGCCGAAATCACAGCACAAACAGGCCTTGAATTCGTATTGCCAGAAAAGGCATACACCAACACCGCCATACCAAGCTTTTACGCCGACACCTCAGGCTACGCCATGCTGGACAACTTAGGCCGCTGCTTCAAAATTCCAGATTTCATCTGGCAACAGCAAGGCAACGGCAAAATCTACTTAGGCAGCTATGCCGATTCATACTGGAACGGCAAAAACATAGCGATACCGCAAAACCTGATGACCGAGCAGCAAAACGGAAAAACCGCCACCATACCAGCCACGCCAAAACTACGCCCAAATGCCACCGCCAACGGCCAGCGCATTACCAAGGCCGAGTTCAAAGGCACCAACCTGACAATCACCTGGTAAAGCTATGGAAGCAATCATCAAAAAATTAGTGTTACGCCTCTGGCCAGAATTAAGCGCCGGGTTACACCTGCCGCGCTGGGGCCAGGTAGTTGCACTGCCAGAACTGCCAGCCGAAGACGGCGAACGCGGCAGCGACCCGTTTTACCCACGTTATGCAGTAGACGTACAACTGCTGGACGAAAACGGCACCGCAACTAAATCCAAAGTACTGCAAGCCGTGCCACTTCCACTCATGGGCGCAGGCGACAAAGCAGGGCGCATGCAACCACCGGCCATCGGCAGCATTGTCGAAATAGCCTTTGCCTACGGACGCCCGGATAAACCATTTATTCGCACAGTATTACCATTCGGCTGGAACCTGCCGCCCATCAAAGAAGGTGAGTACCGCACCCAAACCAAAGAAGGCGTATACCAGCACATAGACGAAGCGGGAAACTTTGAAAACAAAACGCCAGAAAACCTAAAAGACATCATAGGCAAACTGGCCGAACTGCAATGCCAAACACGAAAAGTGATTGCCACCACAGAGCAAGACCACCGCAGCCCAAAAACATGGCTGGGCAGCGAAGGGGAAAACGTGCTTAAGTTGCTGTCTGAACTCATGGCAACAGTAAAAGCATTAGCCACCGAATGCGCAGGCCACACCCACGCAGGGCCAGCCCCTGATCAAGCCGCAGCATTTACCGCCAAAGCCAACGAAGCCCAAGCCCAGAAAAGCAGGCTAGACCCAATCACCAAATAGTCAAAAACATCTACGCTGGCCAGCATAGTCAAAAGCAACTGTGCTGCAGCGTAGTTGCAACCGTCTACCCATGCCGGAATACATAGCCAGCCATAACTACAGTCGACAAAAAATAGCCAACCGTGACACTGCCGGCCGATGAAACTCTGACTTGACGGATATGACATTTTTGCTAATGTGAACTTTCCATAAAGGAAACATTCAAAATAAATAACGGAAGAACAGACAATGCATGAAGTGCAAACAAAAGAAGTAGAACAGGAAGACGTAGAAAAGCTTTACCAGTCAGTGTTTAAAGTTGCGAAACATTTTTTAAATCAGTCAAAGCGTTTTACCATCCACGAATTAGCAATGCATAACGAACCCACATACGACGAAGTGGCAAAGTTGGCAAACAACTTGGCAGCGATTATCGGGGTTACAGCAAGTACTGGCGGATGGGAAGAAGAACGGATCGCTTTAAACGCCAGGCAAGCGGCCCTATTTATGGAGCAAATGGCGCTGGCAATTTCAGCGAAGGACGATAAAGCTTTATATGAAGCTGCCGACAAGCTTGAGAAGATGGACTTTATTTAGTACTATGGCGGCCGTTTAGCGTATAGTTAAACGGCGTAATTAAAACAGATTACGTATAAACGGGAGCGTCTTATGAAAAATACCAATGAATTCACAAAGAAAAAACTTTTAAAAGAAGGTTTTGCTTGTGTGAAAAAAATTGAGGCTTTGCTTAAATCTGTAGATGCAAAACTGCTACAGAAAGCAGCCTGATAAATTACTTTTGATAAAAGCCGCACCTTGCGGCTTTTTTGTTTTTAGACACCCACATTCCGCAATAAATACCCATTCATCCAGCTCAAGGCAAAAGCCGTCCCTAAACTTGAACAAAAAAACGAAAGCGGCTAGTTTAAGTATTCCTTGGGGGAACTGATAAATAGGGATTATTTATGACTAAGAAAAAAGACCACACAGTCGCAGACTCTGAAAAGGCGCTTAATTCACTATTAGGCGTGGTTGAAGGTATCACCATAGATAGCCTAATCAACCAAGCAGAAATACAGTTTTTAGTAAACTGGATGAACGAGCACCGAATCAACGAAGAACAGCAGCCATACAAAGAGTTGATACCATTGGTGGCAGAAGTAGTTTCAGATGGAGTTATTACCAAAGAAGAGCTGCTAAGAATAAAGCGGGTGTGCAACATGCTGGCCGCCCACAACTACTTCAGCGAACAAACCGCAGATATACAGCGCCTGCACACATTATTGGCAGGAGTTGCAGCAGATCAGGTTATATCAGTTGAAGAGCTAACCGGAGTTGCACAGTGGTTAATAGACCATAGCCACCTGCAGAACACCTATCCATACGACGAAGTGCTAACCAAAATAACCACAGTGCTGAAACACAAAGTAATAGACCAGCATGAGCACAACGAACTGATCAAACTGTTCGGTGAATTCGTTTCAATGTACGACGACAAAACCATTACTAACCCAACAGTGAACGAAAACAGCCTGTGCGAAACAAACCCGCAGATAAACTTTAACGGCCTGTTCTGCTTCACAGGTAAATCATCCAGGTACAGCCGCACTGACTTCAAAAAGCTGATCACAGAACTGGGCGGAAAAGTAACCGACGACATCACTACACGGCTTAACTATCTGGTTATTGGTGACAAAGGCCAGCCACAATGGAAGTTCGGCAGTTATGGCGGCAAGATAGACGAAGCCATCAAGCTAAAGAAGAACGGCCACCCAATCCTAATAATCCATGAGAAAGACCTGCACGCCGCAGTCGATGCCCGTTAACCTGTAAACAACCAACCACCCCCAAGAAAAATGGCCGCCGCAAAAAGCGGCCATTTTTATTTGCCGCCCAACCAACTACATCAGCAAACATCACGGTATCTGTACGGCATCAAATAAACAGCCTCACTGTAAGCCACCACCACGCGACAAACAAATAAAGACGAAAGCGAACGAAAGTAGGGCGCTGATCACGCATCAGGGCCAACCAGAGGCGCGAAAACGAGCCAAACGCACCGCATCACGGAAACCAAGGGCAGGGAAAAGCCGCGCCACGGAAACGGCACTCTTCCTCACCCTCCTGCGCGCCCTGTTTTTGCGTTTTTTTTCAGTTTTTTGCCCCTACAGTTCATACCCGCAGGCCGCGCCATTTCTAAAGGCTTGCGAGGATCGAAGGATCTGAAAAGAGTGCTGTTTTTTTCAGTGTTTTTCAGTTTTGCACTATGCCTTTAGTGCAAAGCCAAAAAGCTAAGTGCATGAAATAAAAGCGGATTACCTGGATTCCGTGAGGTTTTAGCCAAAGCAGCGATTCAGAGGGGACAAGGTAAGTTATTGAAAATAAATAATAAACTCAAAAATAAAACTGAAATAAAAAACGCCTGAAAGGATCTACATAAAAGCGGGGCACAAAATATACAATTGAAAAAGGCACCGTTTTGACGTACATTAAGCAAATATGAGCAAGCAACAGAGGCAAACAAAATGAGCGCCATGTTAGACATGAAACAGGACCGGATTAATTTAAGGTTAAAGCCAAGCGCTAAACGCGATTTAGAACGTGCAGCCAGCTTTGAAGGTAAAACAGTCAGCAGTTTTATTCTCAGCAGCGCATTAGCGCATGCAGAAAAAACCATACACGAACACGAAACCATGCGCCTGAACAAACAGGACTCAGAAGTGTTCTTCGCAGCGCTTTCAAAACCAGTGAAGTTTAACAGCGCACTGACAGCAGCATTTGCAGAGCATGAAAAACGTGTGACCACTAAATGACTGAACAGCAAAACCTAATCATAAGGCCACTGGACGGCCAGCATAAAAGAGCAGCGTTTACCTGCGGAACACCATCACTGGACCAGTACATTCAAAAGCAGGCAGGTCAAGACATAAAGCGCCGTGTAAGCCGCGTATTTATTGCAAGTACACAACAGCTTCCTAATGAAATAGTGGGGTACTACACACTATCCAGCATGTCGATAGAGCTAAGCCACTTACCGCCTGAAATTACCAAAAAGCTACCACGCTACCCAGTGCCAGCCGCACTTATTGGCAGGCTGGCAGTCAGCCAGAGCGCACAGGGCCAGGGCGTTGGTAAAATGCTATTGGTTGACGCCATCAAAAGAACAATGGCTGTTAGCCAGGACATCGCCATTTACAGCATGGTAGTAGATGCTATCGACCAAAACGCCCAGGCATTCTATGAAAGGTTTGGCTTCACCCAGCTAACGACCAATAAAAATCGTTTATTCCTGCCATTACAAACCATCTGAAAGCTTCAATGGGCGCAGCAGCGCCCAATCATCTAACGACCTAAGTAGAGCGCTCAATCACCAGCTTTGGCACCTTATCCCAGTTAACGGCTTGCATCAGAAACGGCCAAAACTGAATAGTACCCAGGCGAACCAAACGACCATCAGCCAGCAAAACACCATCATCACATACCTTAAGACCAGCCTTACGCCAACTGTATGGAAGCGAATCACCAGCGTAAATCATTTCAAGTTGATGCCTGGCTTTAGGCGGAAATCCAGCCTTCAGCCATCGGCGAACAGTGCGGGGGGAAACTAAAAAGAACGAACAAATCTTCTCAATGTTAGGTATGGATTTAACATCAGTTGAGGTGATCTGAGTGTGTGAGAATCCAGTGAGCCACAATAATTGTTGATCTTTAATAGACCGAGTTTGCATTAACATAGACGTTTCAATTCCATTTAGTTATCTAAATCATGTTTTTCCCAGTTTTAGATAACTGCAAAAAACAGGCCTGTGTTTGGATTTTTTGAACGAACAGGCTAAAAAACGTTTTTGCTATTAATTATTGATGACTTACTTCATTTAACATAATAATCATTATGTGATACTTAATATATTGGAGGTATCAATCAGATACCTCTATTTACAGCGTTAAACTCGTTAATTAGAACACATGCCCAAGCTATGCAGGAAAACCATACACATCAACGCCTATGGTTTCCTGATCAAGATGAAGATTAATTGCGGGAAATCAGTTTAATACCGCCATCGTAACATTCGGTTGTTTTGTCTGAATCCGATATCACCTGGATATGATCAAAACCGCCGGCTGGCGCTGACTTCTCCAACAAGTCGGTAAAGTCATCGGCTATGTCGCTGATTTCATCACCTTTTTGTTCTAAAGCTGCAAAATGTGGTTTGTAACGACTTGTGATTTCCTGAATTTCTTCGGCTAATTTGTGTTGTTCTGCCATTTTAACTTTATCTATCCGAATACTGTATTCATCTTCCTGATGCATAAGATCTGAAAGCTCAGCCATACGTTCGCCGTGCTGCTCCATTTCTGCTTCAAAAGCTTTTAAAGGTAAATGCAACTCTTCCATTTGTTGCTCAACA